ACTTTGTACAATTTTTTATTATGTACAATTAATATATCAACACATGTATGTTCTGGTTGCCAATGCATTCTCTTTTCAATTACCTGTTCAAGCTCACTCAACGAGATATCGTTGTTTCCGCAATTTAGGATAATACCGCCCGGATTCTCTATTATTTGTGTGATTCCATGTCTTACAGCAGAATTCGCAGCTTTTGCGCTGGATAGTGTCTTTAAATCCCATAATTTCCCATTCCAACGATAATCAGGTGTGCAAACTTTATCTTCATTTACTTCATTTAAAATCGTAATATCCCCGCCCAAATTGTCAAATATCCAATTGGCCATGCTAATCTCAACTCCATGTTTTTTTATGTCATATCCAGCTTCATATATGATATTTCCGATGCCCGGAGTTGCTGATTTTTTATAATATTCACTCACATCCATGTACGATTGTGCCGAACCTTTATCCAATGCGTATGTCAACGCATCTACATCGCCTGTCTTGAAATTTGCTGTACGCATATACTTGTTTTTCTCCGCTTTCCACTCCTCAGCCCTTGTTCCATACATCTGCTTATTGAATGGATCCAACGAATACCGTTCCATCCGGCTGTACTTCTTCTCCTGCCTTGCCGCATACTGCTGTCTTGCCTCCTGCTTCTGCTGCTCTGCCAGCTGATCCAGCTCATCGCGGGTATACTTGGACCCTGTCGGTGGTGTGCTGATGCCCTCGAAGTAGGTTGTGTGGCTGTCCTTGCACCGTGGGTGGTAAAGGCCACCCTCAATAGCGGTGCTCATGAGCGGATATTTCAGCCCTGTGACGGGTGATTTTCCGTCCTTGCTGCCGCCGGACCATACATCATCAATCAGGACCTTGCCAACCCACGGCAAGCATAGTGGGCAAGGATTAAGGCGCTTGTCCATGATCACGGTAGTGACGCCCCATTCCTGGCGCATCTCTCCCTCTCCCTGCAGATATGCCCGCTTGCTGGCAGTCCTGATGGCCATGTCGGCATAGTCGCTCAGGGTATGCCGGGCACCATTGGCATATTCGATGCAGTTCAGGCCGGAATAGAGCATGTCCTTGGTTGCCATATCAACGGCTTTCTCATACGTTCCTGCGCCTGTATTGGCATACACCTGTGCATTGTAGATGGCCTTCCTGTACTGATCGTTTGACATCCTCAGGATCGCCGTCTCAGCCCGTTCCATATCATTTGTTGTGGCCTTGATCAGGGCCTCCAGCTTGCGCTCATTGAGTTTGAAAAACTCGCCTGTCATACCTGCAGCAGAGGAGCGTTTAAAACCCTTGAAGCCGTTTTTGATGGCATTGAGGATCTCCTGCTCCTGTTCGGTACCGCCATGCTGTTTCGCCTCACGCAGCGCCTTGTCAATCTGCTTATTGATGTCCCGGAACTTTCCTGCATACTTCTTCTGATTGGCTTTCTTGTACTGCTCCAAATATTTGAGCTGCTCTGCCTGCCACTGGGTCCAGTTGATACCCTCTTCCTTCTCCTCGGCTCTGTGCCTGGAGAGGTTGCGCATCATGGAATCGATCAGCTCCTCCTCGATAGCCTCAAAGGCCGCGCCAATATCATAATCAGCCATTTGCCATCACCTTATAGCCCTTCTGCCGGAGGTTGCGGATGTGTTCCTTCAGCTGCGTACGGCTCCTGCAGTGATCACAGAGGATTTCAGCATACCCGGCTCTCTCAATGGCATAAATGCCCAAAGGTACCTGCTCACTGGCCACCTGCAGGAGGTGTTGGTACTCCTCCTTCGCCTGGAGGTATGTTCTGTTCGCTATTTTCACCTTCAATGCTTACTCCCTCCAGATTCAGACTCGGTTCTTCCATCATTTCGACGCCCTGTTCCGCTTTCAGCCGGGCGATCTCCTCGGCCTTACAATGATCATCCATTGAATTGCCGTACAACTCCTCCACACAACGGTCAATGCTCATGATGCCGCCGGTCTTTGCCTTGGCGATCGTCTCCACCTGACTGTCAAAGGACGGGCTTGCATACTCGCCCCACTCAATGTCCACCTGCACTTCCTCCACAGGATGGCCATTCAAGATGTTAAAGGCGTTGATGCTGGCAGATACCAGCTCCTCTAAGGTCTCTTTCAGTGCTCCGATGATGTTCCCACGGGTGTAGAGCGTGGTCTTTTCCTTCTCCCTCTGAGCCTCCGCATTGTCCAACTTTTTGTTGTCAATGCCCAATGTACTCGGGGAGATAACGCCCTGCAGGCACAAATCCAGCGCTGTGCAGTAGCTTGCAAGATAGCTGTCGTGAGGGATTGACGGCTGTTCAGTGTCAACCTTGTTTGTGGTGCCCTCGCTCATATCCGCCCCGATCGCGATAAATCGGTTATCAAATGGATTGGACTTTATGAATGCTCCTGTCTCCGGGTCCCTCGGAATCAGGTTGTCAGGGATATACGTCTTTGCCCGGCCGGCCCGGAGGGCATCCATCCACTGGCTCCATGTCTCATCAAGCGCATCAAAGCTGTCCAGCTTTCCATCAAAGATGCTGCCTCCGCGGCCCTCGAACTTTGCGCTGTCATACACCATCAAAGGCGCTGCCAGCATGATCTTGTCCTGATACTCAATCCTTGGCTGCAGTCCGCTTGTCTCATCAATCGCATTCAGAGGTACTTCTTTTTCGTCCACATACAGGTTGCTTTCCACGTAGCCATAGCCGTAGCGCTCATGGAGCACATACCGGCGGCCTTTCATCTCATACAAAGTCTTAAACACGATTTCTTTCAGTCTGCCATACTCATGCACGATATCAATCAGATCCCCCGGATACCACTGAATGATCGGATACTCGCTGGCCATCGTGTTGATCACGATCTTAAAAGCGCCATCACCGACCACCAGTGTCTCTGATAATGCTTTATCCATCAGCTTGTTAAATCTGTTCTCTTTTGCGATCTGCTCCCAGATATCCGCATTCTTTTGGTCTTTAAACTCAAAGTCGTTCATGTCATTCATGACGATGTTGACCAGCACCCGGACCATCAGGGAAGGAATGCCAACATGCAACTTTCTCATGTCCATTCCGGGTGAGCTCTTGCAAGCCCAGAACTTATTCCGGTCTGCAAACTGCGAATTCTGCTGGTACATCTGCTCCAGCTCATTGCAGTCGCCGCGCCACCAGATACGATTTTTGATGGCATACAGCTCGTGATCCGTGTCTGCCATAATCGACAGGCCGTAATTGACCGGGCTCTCCTGCAGCCAGTTCCTGATGCCCTTTTTGATGTTCTCGCTCATTTTATCTAACCACCTCATCGGTTATCCCTTCCATTCGACATGATCATGCTTAGGCATACAATAATTGTTGTGCAGACCACAATCGTCTTTAAAAGTGAAATCATTTTCTGTCTCCCTTCTGGACTTCATATCCAATCAGATCCCTGTACGGGATCCAAGCGTACTGATTTGCGTTGATGGTATGGTCATTGCCGTCCTCCGGCACATCCTTGTCCTCATCCCAGCTGTAAGTATCTAGCTCGTTGATGTGTTCCGGGCATGTGTCCGTTACCAGATAACAGCCCTGCTGTATCCAGCCCAACTGCAGGTTGATACGGTCAATGATCGCCACCTTTTTGTAGCTGTTCACAATATTGTAAATGCAGCCATGGAGCCGCTTGTATTTGTTCAACTCCGTGATGGTGCCTTGGTCTGCGCAGTCAACAAACACATCTCTTGCCAATCCCCATTCCTTCGTGCAGTAGTCCAAAAATTGCACGAACTTCACCGCCGTGTCAGATGGTGCCAGCGGCGTATCCAGTTCCTTGTTGCTGTATACCTTCTCCTCCAGCGTGATCAGTATCCGGTTATCCGTGATGCCCTGAAAGATCATGGCGATCGTGTCCGGTGACTTGCTGGAATAGGATGTATCCAGACCGGCGGTGAGCTTCCGAAAGCGGATTTTTCCGGAGCTGATCTGATCCTTTACCCACTGCCTTGGTACAACGTGACGCGTGTATTCAAAATTGACAAATACCAGTCCTGTTGCTTTTCCGCGAAGCCCCAGTATCTTGTTCTTCCAGATCTTCGTTCCTCTGGGCGTGTTCTGCATGATCGTGCCCAGCTTTTCTGTGGTCAGGCCCAGATTATGGTCAAAAGAAAAGAACCAATGCACCCAGCCGGGCTTTGGTTCTTCCTTCAACTCTCTTAATATTTCTTTTGGTGTCTCGCTCTCCCACTCTGAGAGCGGTCTGGCGTGATTGATGTACTCATGATAGATTTGCAACCGCGGATTATCCGGATTGAGCGTACCCATCAGATAATCGCATCGCATAGCGGCCTCGCGGACAAATTCGATATCTGCGGTGTTGATCTCGTCAATGTACAGGCATCCGTACTGACCGCCAAGGGCTTTTTGCCATTTGGTCTTGTCACCATAACCCATCACATAGATGGTCTTGTCGCCGCCGGATGTGTGATACAGGATGTGTGGTATCTTATCATCCTTTGTACCATTGCCGTTGTATTCGACCAGCACTCCAAAATCATCAACAATACCCAAATCCTTGTTGATGATGTTTTTCTCAACTGTTCCGGTGTCCTTTGCTGCAATGATGTGCAACTTTTTTGG